GTCTTTGTTGTTGTGCCGCTGCTGCCGCTGCCGCTGCCGCTGCTTCTGCAGCTTTTCTTTTAGCTTCTTGTGCCGCTAAACTAAATTTATCGGTATCAGCAAAAACTTTATCTATATCTTCTTGGGTCATGCCCATACCGTATTGATCATAAGCACTACCTTCCATATTAACATATGGATCATAGGTAGAGGCAAACGGATCGTTGCCACCAAGATAATTTGCAATATCACCAAACTCAGATCCAGCATAAGGTGAAGCTAAAGAAGTTAATTGTGGTTGTTGGTAAGAACCATAATCAGGAGCTGCTGTAGTACCGTAGTCAGGTCCAGGCACCGCGCTAGGGTTAGGCGTGTAATTATTAAATAAGTTACCACTAGAACCACTAGAAATACCTAGTAGTGATGGCATTGCCATACCTCCTGGAGCACCGCCTTGTTGCATTTCTACTCGGCCACCGTCTGCAAAAGCATAAGATATGTTTGCGTTTGCTGATTTATCCAAAGGATTAATATCATAGCCAAAAGAGAGACCATCGTCTGGATCTCCGTATTCACCTTCAAAAAAATTAATACGCTTAAGCTTGTCCATAAGTGTGTTTTTTGGAGGTGGAGCTGCGTATGTACCAAAGTTAATATCAGGGTTAATATTAGGGTTAATATTAGGGTTAATATTAGGGTTAATATTAGGGTTAATATTAGGGTTAATACCAGGGTTAATATTACCACCGTCATTACCACCACCTTGATAGCCTTGTCCTCGATTCATACCGGCACCACTATTTGGATTATTTTTGTTAGCATCAGGATCACCTGGTCTACCACCTCTAAACATTTCTACTCGGCCACCGTCGTACATACCCATAGGTACATGGTTTTCGTCGGGTCTAAAAAAATCTCCAACCTTACTTTCAAATTTTTCTGTTGCTTCTGGTGCAAAATGTTTAGCTCCCATGTAACCAATTTCTGGTATCATACTAAGAAAAGCAGGTAGTACTCCTATTCCTGTTGCGGCAACACCTGCTCTTCTAGCAGCCATTCCGGGAAGTCTTCTTAAAAGCATTTGTCCAAAAGATTGAGCGCCTTTGTTTCCTGCTGCCCTTCTAATTAAAGCTTGAGCTGAGTCAACAAGAGGAGCAGTAAAAGCTGCACTAACAGCACCTTCACCTACAGATTGATCTGTATAGTCACCTGTTTCATCATCAATAAAAGTAAAATCATCTTTAAAACCTTCTTCGTAAGGAATTATTTCTTCACCGCCTTCTTCACCGCCTTCTTCACCGCCTTCTTCAGCCATTTGTCTTGCCTCGATATCAGCTATTATTTCTTCAAGGCTTTTTTCTTTTTTACGAGGAGTGAAAGAATATTGATCAGACATGTCGGCAAACCCAGTGCGGTCTTGACCACCTTGCATCAGTTTTAACATTTCCCCCATTGATGCCATAATTAATTACCTGATTTAATTGTTGCTTGCATATTCTTTATACCATCTTTGGCTAGTGATACACTAGCTCTAAGTTTTTGATGTTCGTCATTTTGCTCCATTTTGTCTTCTGCTAGCTCTTTGGACTGTAACATCTTAGCTCGTTCTAGGTTAATCTTTTCTTCAGCCTCTTCTTGTCGAGCCTGCTCTTCACGTGCTTTTAAGTCTAGTTCACGATCTTTTAACTTTAATAATGGATCATTTTCAACTTGATTCAAGACTTCTTTTTCAGCCTCAGCAAAGTCATCACTAAATTCTGCAATTAATTGCGATTTTCTAGCTTCCATTTGCATTTGTAAGTTAGTTTCTTGTTGCTGTAATTGTTGCATTTGCGGATTTTGTTGTAATTGTTGTTGTAATTGCGGATTTTGTTGTGCTTGCTCAATCATTGGCTTAACTTGCTCCATAACTTGCTCCATTTGCTGTTTTTGTTCGGCAAATTCAATTTCAACTTGTTCGGTTGCCATCAAAAGTATGTGTTCCATACAGTTTTGTTGCAACATACCCATAGCTGCTGGATTATTTCTAATAACCGTAGTACCCATAAATCTTAAATGTGTTTTCATGTGCGATTGGTGATCTTGTTTTGGAAAAGCTTGAAATTTTTTACCATTTAACGCTAATATATTTTCACTAGCTGGATCTAAAGCCGTTGGTTGTGGCGGCGGCGGTAGTAATTGATCAATATCTTTAACCCCTAGTGCTTCATACATGTGTCTGTAAGCATGGTAAATATTATGCATCTGTGGATTAGTCATAGCAATTTGCATTTCTGATTGTGCTATACTAATACGTTGTGTTTGTGAAAAGATGTTTGGATCCGCCACTGGTACGATATCAACCTTAGCACTAAAGTCGTCTTTGAATATTTGATTCTGACCACCAACAACATCATACGGATACATGTTTGGTAAATAACTTACAAAGTTATCGGCTAACAACATAAACTCACATTTCATTGCTGCATATAAACGTTTGTGAATAGCTGACATAACCCGCGATCCGCGTTCCAAGAGCGCGACGGTTGTACCGACTGCGGCACCTTGGTTACCATCACCCACTTGCATATCTGCTATGCTCGCGAAGCGTTGACCGGCCTCGACCACTGCACCCATTAATTGTAATAGGGTTGCATCAGGTCCTTTAAATGGTAATGGCATGAACGCATCTCTAAGATTTCCACCAGGGGCATCTACATCACGAAACTCTCCCGGCTGCAACGGTTGTGCTTCATCGCGAACTCTGATGCCACGCATCTTGAATCCGGCTGGTAAATTAGACAAGGTGCCGGCGTCTAAGAGTTGTCTTAGCGCGGCTGTGGCGGTTCTAGAAAGTCCGCCAATCATATGAATTAATCCAAACCCATAGAAGCCTAGTCCTGGTAAAAATTTAAAATGTACAAAATATTCTTGACGTTTTTTTAATTGGTCGTTGGCTTTCCAATTTCGTTTAATAGATAAAACTTCACCAGTGTCTTCTTCTAGTGTGACAATGTAAGGAAATTTAATTCCAGTTGATTCTTCTGTCTCAGGATTAATATCTTCAAAGCCTTCAATTTCTAAATTAACGTGTGCTTCCAGAATAGCATAAATATCTCTACCACTGTCAATACCTTCTAATTTTTCTTTTTGTTGTTGAATATCATTTTTCTGATAACTTCCAGTTTCACCTATGTTGGCATCCATACTATAAATACCAGCAAGTTGGTGTGCAACAATATCATTATGAGTCATTTTTACACGGTGTATAATAGTCTCAGTATCATCTAGTGAGGTTGCGTTGTAAGGTACATACAGATCTTCTGCTGGTACAAACTTAGATACACTTCTTTGTAAAAGTGCATCGTAATAGATTTTTTTAAATGTAGAACCTGATAGTGGTAGGTTAAATAACATCTGATCAAACTCAGGTTCATATTCTTTCATGTTAACCATTAACTGGTAATTCATAAAATCTTTTACTCGAGCTGCTTGTGCAACTTTTTCAGATGTTTCTAAACCCATAACTTGAGTTCTAACTGGACCACCTGCAGGTAATAATTCTTTGTAAGCCAAAGCTTGAAACTGAGTAACCGCTTCTGCTAGTACGGGGTGGGTTGCACCCGATGCACCTTGAAATGGTTCTGATCGGTCTTCATATTTAAAACCTAACAAGTCTAAGCCTTGTTTATAAGTTTGTTCCCATTCACTACGGGAAGAATCACATTCATCAAACTCCGCTAAAATTTCACTAGATATTTCATTAATAACGCTTTCTTCTATAAAGTCTACTAGGTTAGCAGTATGCTCTTCAGCACCTTGCATGGCTTCTGCTTGTGGGTCAAAGTCTACCTCAGCACCACCATCTTCCATCATTTCAATACCAATATCTTCTGATGGATTCAAGTCTTGTGCTTCTAGTTCTACCTCTTCAGATAAAACATCTGTTGGTACTTTAACTGCGTCGGTTAGTTCTTTTTCTATAGCCATTATTTTCTCCTAAATAAACTTCCCATGCCATCGGACACCGGGCCTTTTTCTGGCGGTACTAAACCGCCCATGTTAAAATCACTACTACTTCCTTTTGTTTTATACAACTCTTTTAAAAATTTTTCTGTTTCTTCTGGGTTTTCTTGAAGTGCTTTTTGTATTTTTGTACTATTATAAACAGTATCAGCTCTAAATTTTTCATAGTCTATAAGACTATAAAATAATTCTTTTTCTTTGTCTGCATAACGTGGTGAATCTTGTATCATTTGTTCTAGTTCATCTATAGTTCTACTACCTGCAGGCGTATCAGCTCGTCTGGTTAAATCTGTACCTTCATCCCTCATTATATTTTTAATTTGTTCCATGTCACCTATGGCGTCTGAACGTTGTGCTCTAGCAACACCTTTTTGTGTAGTCATAGATTTTTCTAATTGTGGTCCTATTAATTTTAATAAACCTGCTAAACCACCTTTAAACTTTTTTTCTCGAGGTTTAAATGGTACTACATTATCACGATAAGATAGCCCTGCTTTAGAATCACTAATAATTCCACTTTTAGTGCTGTTAGGTATAATATCAAAACTTTTAATTTTTGGTGTTAGATACATCATAAAGTTTTGGAAATCACCACCGTCTACATTAACTTCACGCATACGTTGTTCAAGTGCTGCTAACATATCTTTTTTAGTTGACTCAGAAACCATATCGTACCGTTTACCAGTAGCTATGTCTTCGTATATATCAAAAAGTTTTTCTTCTTTAGCACCAATAGATTCTCTTTCAAAGTTTCTAACTAAAGACTCTTCATTAGCTAGTCCTACCTTTTTAACATTTTGTTTGTAAGTTTGTTTTTCACCAAATGGTTTAAAACCTTTTTGTGCATGCTTGATTGCTTGCATAATACCTTTACCAAGCTGACCGCCAAAACCCATACCGATTCTACCGCCGGCCGCGTTCAAGGTTCTTTTAGGATTGAGTAAACTTTCCATAGCTTTTAATGCTTCTTCCACACCATCTTCATCGGCAATACGGTTAAACTCAGTTAACACTTTGTCCATCTCTTCCACTTTTGCAGATTGAATTTTTAATTTGTTTAAGCTTTTATCTAAGTTGGATTTGTCTAATGCAAGTATATTGTCTAATTCTTCTTGTAATGGATTTAAGTTTTTTTTAGACGTTACATAATCTACGCCAGTTTCTTTTTTATAAAATTCATCTAAAGATTTAAAAGGATCATCAGCAGCTACGGGTTGTTTACCAAAAAACTCATCACCGGGCATTTCAGTTTCAATAATTCTTTTAGCCTTACTCTTAGAAGTCTTTTCTTTGAATAAAGATAGTAAACCTTTTAATATTTTTGCCTTTGACATTAATAGTACGTCCTTTGTTGCTGTGGCAACGGCTCATCCTCATAGTCATCAGGATGATCGACAAAGCCACCTTGTCTAAATCTCATTACTGCTTGAGTCATACTATCCACTAAGTCATCGTGTTCACCTAATGGAAATGCAGCGCATTCCTCAATCACTTCCTCTGCCCATTTTGTATCCGGCGCCCAAATCATTCCTGACTCAAACAACGGTGCTACAGAGTTTATCCTAGTATGTTTATCATTTCCTCTACTTGGTGTAAAGTTAATAACTGGTATGCCCATCTTACGTAATTCATAGGTTAATGGCAAGCCTGAAGCTTTCGCTTCCACGATCACCGTTTCGGGTTTCCAATAGTCATATTGTTCTTTGGCAACACGCCTTAGTTCTGGAAACTCAAATCTATCCTTAATCATGTCAATTAGTATTAACTGCGGTCCGCTGTCCTCGTTTAAGGTAAACACGCCCCAAGTTGTAATAGCACTATAATCGGCAGTTTCTTTCTTCATAAAGGCGGTATCATACGATTGAATTACATGTTGTAAGGGCGGTAATTCGTCTTTTTCCCAAACTCGCCACCAATCTCTTTTAATGATAGAACCTTCCGCTGCAGTTGGATTCTGCTGGTATTGTGCATTCCATTTTAGTATACTTACCGATGCTTTCACTGCTTCAAGCTCTTCTAATTTCCAATACCCCGGCCACACCGGTTTCCCGCTTGGCAAGATTGCCGGGAATTCAATTACTTCCCATTGGTCTGCTTTTGGCTCTTTTTGTGCACGTTGCAGTTTACCTGTTAGATCAGCAACGTTCCAACGTGTCATCACCACAATTATCCTGCCACCAGGTTGCAGTCTTTGCCGCGGCCCAGAAGTATACCACTCATATACCCGATCGTAACTGGCCATGTTCATTGCGTCCTGTTCCGAATGCGGGTCATCAATAATAAGTAAATCCGCACCACGGCCCGTGATACTTCCACCAACACCCGCAGCATAATATTCACCACCTTGATCAGTTTCCCACTTACCCGCAGCTTTAGAATCTTCTCTTAGTCTAGTATCAAAGATAGCTTTAAATTCATCTTGCTCCATGAGCGTCTTAGCTTTACGACCAAACCTCACGGCTAACTCAGCGTTGTTCGTGGCTTGGATTATTTTTAAATCTGGTTTGTTGCCAATCATCCACGCGGGTAAATAGTTACTCGCAAATTCTGATTTGGTATGTCTAGGCGCCATATTAATAATGAGTCGCTTGAGCTCGCCCCGCGCTACTCTATTAAACTTCTCCGCCATTATCTTATGGTGTTCGCCTTCAATAAAATCAGGCCACATATATTTCACAAAGGTTAAGAAATCATCTTTAATCAATTGCTCTTTTTTCTTTTCGTCAAGCAAGAGCATGGTGCGTAGATACTCTTTTTTAGTATCTTCAGGTAGGTTATCTAATTGTTCTTTAGTTAGCATTTGAAAAAATTTTATAAAAAATTTTGCACTTTTATTTAATAGTGAAAATGAATTTAGCACATATATATCTGCAGATCAAACATATAGTACTAACATTGGGACCCCTTATATACGATTTGGGGGGTACGGGGGGTAGCAACCGTTCCAGCTCCAGGATCCATAGGGACCCCTCGAGGCGAGCGCAGCGAGCTTTTTTTGCGCGAGGGCGCGAGCGGCCGCGGCCGCACTACATGTAGTATGTATCACCTTAGCATATACCATATGTAGTATGTCCTTGCAGTTTAGAATGAGTCTAAGTTGCAAAGATAATTATTTATTTACTTGTAATATGTATGGGAATATACTAGAACTATTATATTAATTAACGAGAGGATAACAAATGTATACATCAGTAATAACAGATGATTTTAATAATGAG